GGCATCGTCTGCAGCACCAATGTATGTTTTAATAACACTCATGTCTGTTCTTTTAATAGTACCATTATCACTTATTAATAGTTCGTCTGCATCTGCAATACCAGATGTTAATGCTGTTTGTCCTGATATAAAATTATCATTTACATGTTCGCTTTCAACTGCATTGTCTGCAATCTTTGCTTCTGTTATAGCATCGGCTGATATGTGTGCAGTATCAATACTTCCATCTGTATAGTGTTCTGAATCAATAGCATCATCAGCAATCTTAGCATTTGTTATAGCATCTGCTGCTATTAGCCCTGTAGTAATCTGTAAGTTAGCTATGTGAGCAGTGTCTATACTTCCATCTACATATTGGTCACTGTCTATTGAATTAACAGACATATGAGCAAGGTCAATAGAACCATCAGTATAGTGTTCTGAGTTAATGGCATCATCTGCTATCTCAGCACCTGTAACTGCATCGGCAGCTAGTTTAGCTGTTGTAACATTATCATCTACAATAGAAGCAGTTACTACAGCATTTGCTGCTAATTCATCTGCACCGACTGCATCATCAGCTAACATAGAGTTTACAATAGCACCTGCACCAATAACAAAGTCAATAGTGTTATCGGCATCTTGATATGTTACAGCTATTCCTGTTTCAGTATTAGAACTAACCATAGCTCCTACTGTGTCAGATATAACTTCTGATAGGTCAATGTTAGCAGAACCATCAAAAGATACACCATGTATTGTTCTAGCTGTTTCTAATGTTGTAGCATCTGCTGCTAAGGCAACTGCTATGTTTGCAGAGCCATCAAAAGATGTACCACCGATTGTTCTTGCTGTTGTTAATGTTGCAGCTGAACCTGTTGTGCTTTGGTTAAGTGTACCAATAACAAAGTCTAATGTATTGTCAGCATCATCATAAGATACTGCTATATTTGTTTCAGTGTTACCTGATACCATTGCACCAACAGTATCACTAATAGTTTCAGCTAATGTTACACCACCTATGGTAATAGCATCAGCTTCAAGTGTTCCATCTATATCAGCATCACCACTTACATCAAGAGAACCTGCATCAAGCTCACCTGATATGGTAATGTTTCTTATACCTGTGTAATCTTTATTGGCATCTAGTATAACAGCCTTAGAAGCTATAGCAGTACCTATGGCAGTACTACCTATGTCTAAGGCATTTAACTCGCCTACAACTGCTGTGATACCGTCTAGTGTGTTTAACTCTCCTGCATCAGCACTAATAGCTGTACCATTAAAGTTAATTGCATCTAAATATGCAACACCATCAATATATATGTCTTTCCATTCTTGACTAGCAGAACCTAAATCAAATGTAGAATCTGTGTTAGGTATAATAGAACTGTTTATGTCTGCACCAAACACTACATTATCAGTAGCAGCATCACCCATAGTGATTGTACCACCATTGAATGTAGTTGTTCCTGTTACAACAAGATTGCCACCTACTCCTAAGTTACCTGATATATCCACTGCACCATTCATGTCAATGGTTGTAGCAGCTATCTGTATCTCTGTGTCAGCTACAAGGTCTAGTTGTCCGTCTGCACTGGAATGGATGTATATTGCTGTGTCTCTGAACTGTAGCTTCTCTGTAGTAGCAATAAGTATGTCATCATTAAATTCAAAGTAATCCTCATCTTCTTTCCACGTAAGTAAGCCATCATTAGTATTAGCATTAAATGTTACTGCTATATCTGTATCTGCACCTGTACCAAAACTTAAAGTATTAGATAGCAGAGATGATATAGGACCACCTTCTGCTGTAGTACCATCGTGTGTGTGTCCTGAACTTGCTGCAAATGCTGCTAATAACTGATTGAACTCATTATTAGTATGAGCTGCTGTTATAACATCTCCATCTGTATAAGTGGACTGTCTAATGTATGTATCACCCATTAACGTCTAGCTCCTAATTGATATTCTAACTGAAAACCTTTAAGTGAGTATGGTGCAGTTTCACCACCATCTTCCACTTTTAATGCTACAGCAAAGCCTGAGCCTTCTACTGATTGTCTAACTAAAGGTTGTGATGCACCATTATCGTATACAGTTACACCATACTTAGATGCACTCCCACCATATAAAGCTGCTACATCTTCTGAATCTAATGGATATGCTGCAGGTCTAGCTGCATCCACATCATCATAATCATATCTTAAAAACAAATCTGCATCTATTGTTGATTCAGGCTTGTAGTTAATAATAACCCTCTGCATATGTTTTCTTATGCCGGGGTCATTAAAAGTTAAATCAGGACTTCTATATCTGCCTAATATTATAGTGCCATCAAATGTGTTACCTTGTTCTTGTCTATAAACAAAGCCATTCTGATAAGAACCATGCAGTACTATTACATCACCATCTTTTACAAAGCTGTCAGTAGAAGCAGGTTTAATCCCTTGTATCTCAGAGAACTCAAACTTTGCTCCCTTCATAACACAAACAATACCCTTTGATATGCTTTCACTTGTATTAGCTTTAGTAAAAAATATTCTATACTGTGTCTTGTCTGTTATAACAACTGAATCAAACTCTGATGCACTAGCTATTTGGTCATTAAAAATAGGTTGTACATTAGCACTTATAGTACCCAACTCAACGTCACCAATTCTAGCAGTACCAGCAATAGTTCTTAAACCATCAGGACCTAAGAATATTAAGTCACCTGCAAATTCTTGAATGGTATCGCCATTAACACATCCAATGTTTCTCGTTACATCAGATACTGCAAAGTTACTACTAGAGCTTCCTGACAGTTTAAATATTCTAGTTTCACAGAAGATAAATAAATCATCACGGAAAACTTTAAGTCCTGTTATCTCGTCATCAACCTTTATGCTTCCTGCACCTGAACCACTATTAAATGCATCCTCATCAAAGGGTTGGCTAAATACAACTTCTTGTTTAGTTGTTGATTTACCAGCATAAAACATATGGTTCTTAAATGACACAACAAATTTAGAACCTGCTACTGAGCTATCACTTACATCTGTTGCAGCTAAACTAGAGTTAAATACTGTAGGTGCATTTGCACCATCTACTACTATTATCTTATCTGTGCCATCAAAGTTAAATCTTTCAAACCTATACTTACCTGCACTTGTTCTGCCACTATCTCTGCTAGTCCATGATGAACCACCCGGAGTTGCACTATATATACTAGTACCTCTAGCAGCTAAAACTACATCACCAAAGGTTGCCACCATAAGTACTTTTTCTGCTGAGTTAGAAGTAAATGGAACAACAACTGAAACGTACTTTGCAAATCCACTTATCCTTCTGTAGCCACCCTCAATGTCAGGCTCAAAGTTTCTTAACTCTATAGCTTCACCGGGCAATAACATAAAGCTAGACTTGTTTAATACTAATCCACCCTCACAATTAAAGGCTGAAGGTGTGACTTGAGATTCATCTGCCATTTATAATGACCTAACATCTAACATACTTGCATTACCCGAGTTTCTAGGTATAAAAGTAGAACGTATATAAGAAAATTTGTTTATTAATAAGGTTTGCATATTCTTTATGCCTTGCTCAAATCTTGTCATATTAAGTTGATACTGTTGTGCTTCACCTCTATATTGATATACAAAAGCTGTAGCACCATCTACAATTACAGGACTAAACCTATCAGGTATACTTGTAGTATCGCCATGAGCAGTTAACTCAGCAGGAAAAGTGTAGTAATCAAATTTTATAGAGTATGATTTATCTGGAAAGGGATACAAAAGATAATTGTTATCAGGAGTTCTAACCACAAACTCAGGAACACCACCATTATTAAATTGCGTTACTGTGACACCACTTAAAATTGCTATAGCGTTGCTTCCTCTTGTACACCCTGTAAAGGTAGTACTAGAACCAATAGCTGTATAGTTAATACTTTCATTACCTATTATAATAGTACCAACAGCATCAAATCCTGTAGTACTAGCAACTGTTATAGTTGTAATACTATCTGTATGGGTAGTAGTAGTTGTAGTTGCTTCTATCTCATCTTCTTGATTTATAACTCTATTAACGTAATCATTATAATCTAACAAGCTTAGTTTATATCCACTGTTACCTAACGTAGAGTCTTTTACAATTCTAAATGTATTATAGTCTACTGTTTTAGTAGATGTAGGTAATGTATATCTAACCACACCTGCTGTTACTATTTTAGTTTCTGTTGCATGATTAAATGGATAATTAAACTCTCTCTGATTGACAAATCTAATTGATTCATTAATTGCGTTTTGGCATTGAACTTGTATACCCCTAGCACTAGAAAAGGTTGCCGAAGTTAATGCAACCTCGTTCAACCTTGCTATGACTTTATTTGTAAGTGTTAGGTAAGTTTCTGCCATGTTAATTCCTAAGTAAAAT